TCCAGAACCACATGAGCACGACCGTTCCGGGTTACTGGATGGTCCTCGGTGGTGAGGTACAGATCCGGCCGGCACCGGGCTCGGGCGTCGTGCATTCCTACTACTACATCAGCAAGAACATCGTCTCGGGCAACAAGGCGGCATTCACGGCTGACACCGACACGTTCGTGCTGCCTGAGCGGCTGCTGACCCTGTCGATCATCTGGCGCTGGCGAGCGATGAAGCGACTTGAATACGCCGAGGACATGGCGAATTTCAACATCGCCTTTGCTGAAGAGACCACGGCCGACAAGGGCAGCCGCGTCCTCGTGGCTGGCCGTCAGCGCGTGCCATACAACGTCAAGACTGCCTATCCGGGACCGCTCGGCGCATGAGACAGCCAGCAGCGCGTGTTAAGCCGCGCATTGCCAAGAGCCAGTCCTATCCGGCTCCCATGGGCGGCTGGATCAAGAACGTCAACCTCGCGACGCCTGACGCGCGCTTGCCGAACGGCCAGAAGGTCAACGGCGCGGCTGTCCTGGAAAACTGGTTTCCGACCGCGACGGGCATCCGAATGCGCGGCGGCACCGAAGCTTATGCCCAGGTTTCAACGAGCGACGACGTTACGGCGCTGTTCACCTATGTGAATGGCAACAATGAATCGATGTTCGCCACGACAGAAGACAGCATTTTCGATATTTCGGCCGCGGCGTTTAACCTTCTGGTCGACGACGACGACAATATTTTGGTTGACGACCTCGGTAATCTCTTGGTTGACGGTTCTATCCCCCCGGTTATGAGCGGCCTTACTGGCGGCGATTGGTCGTCGGTCCAGTTCGCCACGACGGGCGGCGTGTTCCTCGACCTGGTCAACGGGCAGGACAATAAGCTCATTTACGACGGGACTAACTTTTATCCGATCGGGACGGGCGGGCTGAACGCGCTCAATTATGACACAGGCACGCTGCCGTTCACAGTCGGTCAGACAGTCACCGGTGGCACATCTGGCGCCTCGGCGACGATTATCAAGGTGATTGGCACCACGGCATCAGGTACGCTTTGGATTGGCGCTGTCACTGGCGGCCCGTTTCAGGATAACGAGAACCTAACGACCGCGGGCGGCGCGGCGAAGGCAGATGGCACCACTACGGTGCTGTTCGGCGGCTTCACGGGTATAGCCTCGTCGTCGCTGTCGCAGAACTGGGTTTATAAGAACCGGCTGTTCTACGTCGAAAAGAACAGCCTGAACGCTTGGTATCTGCCGGTCGACAGCATTACCGGGCTTGCGCAGAAGCTTCCTCTGGGCGGCGTGTTCACGCTAGGCGGGTCGCTGTTGTTCGGGGCGACATGGTCGATCGAGTCCGGAAACGGCCTTTCCGAGCTATGCGTTTTCTTCACAACGGAAGGCGAGGTGGCTGTCTTCACCGGGGCCGATCCGGCCAGTGCTTCGACATGGTCAAAGACGGGCGTTTATCGCATCGGCAAGCCGCGCGGGCCAAAGGCGCTCATCAGGGCCGGCGGCGATCTGGTTATTGCAACCGACATCGGGTTCATTCCGCTTTCTGTGGCGACACAGCGCGACATTGCGGCGCTCTCGCCGTCTGCGATCTCGTACCCGATTGAAACAGGGTGGAATGAAGCCGTTGCGGAACGCATCTCCGACGATTGGAATTGCGCAGTTTGGCCGACAAAGCAGATGGTGATCGTGGCGCCGCCAACGGGCGCGGGCCAACAGCCGCAGATGCTGGTTGCGAACGCGCGCACGGGCGCATGGTGCGTCTTCACTGGGCTTGATGCGACCTGCATGGTCTTGTTCGGAGATCGCTTCTTCTTCGGATCAAAGGGCGGGGTCGTCGTCGAAATGGAGGTGACGGGCGCGGATCAGGGGGCGCCATTCACTGCGACCGTGTTGCCTCTGTTCGACCCGCTGAAAAGCCCGGCCTCCCTGAAGATTGGTCTGGAGGCTCGCGCCACGGTTCGGGCCAAGAGCCGGGTTCAGGTGAAATGCTCCTTGCAGGCGGACTATAATATCAATCTCCCATCGCCGCCCGATGACACGTCGACCACTGTCGGCAGTGTCTGGGGAGCGGCGAGATGGGGCGAGGCAACATGGGGCACGCAGGCCGCCAAACAGACGTTCCGGGACTGGCATTCGGTCAGCGGTAGCGGATACGCGCTCGCGGTGGCCTCGCAGATCACCAGCGGCTCATCGTCGCCGCCAGATGTCGAATTTGTCGAAACTGAATTGACCTTCGACATGGGAGATATCGTCACTTGATCGTGACGGACGAGCGGGTCGCCAAGTTCGTGGGCGATCGGTGCGGAACGATCATCTACCCGCCCTATACCGCGATGGGGATTGAGCGACACGGCAAGATCACCGCTGGCGTAGTGTTCAACTGCTACACCGGCAACGATATCTCGGTGACCGTGGCCGGTGGTCCGTTCACCCGCGATTTCATTGCGGCTGTTGGTAAGTACGTTTTCGGGAAGGTTGGTTGTCTCCGCATGTCGATCACGACCGAGCAGCCGAAGGTTATCGAAATTGCCCAGCGGCTGGGCGCAACGGTGGAAGGCCTCAAACGCAACCACTTTGGCAATGGCAGGGACGCGACGATCCTTGGCATCTTGCGAGAGGACTGGAACTTCTGATGGATACCCCTTCCGCCCCGACGCCCCCAGATCCGGTTGCAACCGCGACCGCTCAGGGCAACATGAACACCAATACTGCTGTCACCCAGCAGCTATTGAACCAGACCAATCAGGTGACGCCTGACGGCTCCCTGACCTATAACCAGACCGGGACGAACACGTTCACGGGCGCCGATGGCAAGCAGTACGGCGACGCAATCGCTGTCGCCGACTGGCCAGAAGCTTTACGACCTCAGCAACGAGTCCAAGCTCAACCTGGGCAATGCCGGTGTCACGGCTTCGAAGAAGATCGGGGACATCCTCGGCACGAACGTCAATCTGAGCAATGATGCGGTCGAGAACCGGCTCATGGAGCTCGGAACGGCGCGCTTGCAGCCGCAGTTCGCCCGCGATGATCAGGCACTTCGGACGCAGCTCATCAACTCGGGCATCCGGCAGGGCTCGGACGCCTGGAATACGGAGATGACCCGACAGTCGCAGAGCAAGAACGACGCTCTCAATCAGCTTCTGTTGAGCGGCCATTCCACTGCGGTCAACGACATCCTCACGGAGCGCAACCAGCCGCTGAACGAGATTTCCGCGCTGATGTCTGGCTCGCAGGTTGCCCAGCCGAACTACACGAGCACGCCGCAGACGCAGGTTGCTGGCACCGACTACGCCGGCATGGTGGCGAACAACTACAATGCCCAAAATCAGCAATATCAAGCCAAGTTGCAGCAGCAGAACGCGATGATGGGCGGCCTATTCGGCCTCGCCGGGACGCTCGGCGGGGCGGGTGTCAAGGCTGCTGCGCCCTTCATCATGTCCTCGGATCGCCGGCTTAAATCGGACGTCCAGCGCATCGGCACGACCAAGCACGGTCTCCCGCTGTACGAATACACGATCTTCGGCGAGCGTCAGCGGGGCGTGATGGCCGACGAGGTCGAGAAGGTCATGCCTGATGCGGTCCTGACGGACCCGGCCGGCTTCAAGATGGTGAATTACAGCATGCTGGGGCTTGCCTGATGGCCGCTTTTACGTGGGGTGATGCCGGCGCGCAACTCACGCCGGAGGCCATTGCGGCTCAGCGCAAGATTGCGCAGGCCATGATGGCGCGCAGTGCCGACTATTCGCCTATCCAGTCATGGACGCAGGGCGCCGCGCGCGTTGCGGAAGGGCTCGTGGGCGGGCTCGATGCAGGCCGGGCCGATATGGCCGAGCGTCAGAACGCCACTGCTGAAAAGGAATTGCTGGCCTCGCTCATCACGGGCGGGGCGCCGGCGGCGGCTGCGACTCCATCTCCAACGGCGTCGGCATCTCCGGCAATCACATCGGCTCCGCTTCAGCCTGTCGCCTCGACAGGGCCTGATAGCGGTCTAACTGACGCAATTACCAAGGTCGCAGCAGCACGGGGCGTTGATCCTGCGTATCTCACGCGACTGGCGAAGGTTGAAAGCGGCGGAAATCTCAATTCGACCACTCCGCTTTCGAGCGCCGGCGGGCCGTTCCAGTTTATCAACTCCACGGCGAAGCAATACGGCCTGAATAACCGTTTTGACGCGAATGAAAGCGCCGATGCCGCGGCACGGCTGACGCTCGACAACAAGGCCGCGCTGACACAGGCCTTGGGACGCGAGCCGACGCCGGGCGAGCTCTATCTTGCGCATCAGCAGGGGTCTGGCGGCGCAGCGAAGATTCTGGCCGCTGATCCGAATACGCCGATCGAGAGGGTGATTGGCTTCAAGGCTGCGGCCAACAACGGGGCCGCCCCCGGCATGACGGCGGGACAATTCGCTCAGAAATGGACGAGCAGGTTTTCCGATATCGGCGGTCAGCCGGCGCCTGCTGCGGTAGCCCAAACTGACCCCGCAGCTCTCCCCCCCAATGCGCAGTCGGCACAGGGCTTTGCGATCCCTGGCCAACCGGCCGCGGCTGCTCCTGCCTCTGGCGTCAATCCCCGGCTGCTCACCGCCATGGCGAGCCCCTACGTCAGCGACGGGACCAAGAAGATCCTCGGGCTGATGTTGCAACAGCAGATGGGCGATAAGGTCAGCTATCAGACCACGCCTGACGGAGATATTCTGGCGCTTGATCCCCATGGCCGAGCGGCCCCGAAAGTTGTCTATCAGGCAACGCCAAAGCCCATTGCTGTTCCTGAAAACAGCCAGCTTTGGGATCCCCGGACGAAAACATTCCTCAGTGGTGGCGCGCAGGTGCCGACTAGCGTTCCCGGCCCCGGCGGGACGACTATACCCGTGCCTCCAAATCTAAGCCCGAGGGATGCGAGAGAATTTACCAAGAAGATAGCCGAAGGTACGGCCGCAGCAGCGCTTCCGGTCGATTACAAGGAAACTCAGAAAATGCGGGAGGATATTGTCCAACTCCCGGCCTACAAAAACTTAGCGCAAGCCGCCCCGGTGTATCGGGATATGAGAGGAGCGGCTGATCGGGACAACCGGGCGGCCGATCTCAACCTTATCTATGGGTTTGGCAAGATCATGGACCCAGGGTCGGTCGTCCGCGAATCCGAAATGACGATGGCGCAAAAGATCAATACGCTGCCTGAGTATCTCCGGGCGACAGTGGAATCTCAGTTGAGCGGATCAGGTCGCTTGTCGCCCGAAGTCCGCGCTCAGATTTTGGCGGAAGCGCACGGGCGCGTTACTGCATACAAGGGCGAATTCGACCGAGATGCCACTCGGTTCAAGGGGATTGCTGAACGCAGTCGCATTAATCCGGCGGACGTTCTCCCAGAATTTGGTTCGTTTGAACCTTGGACCCCGCCAAAGAAAGCAGGCGCTGAGGCTGGCGCCACGCCGACGCCGGCCGCAATTGATGACCTCGTGAAGAAGTACAGCAAATAATGGCGACGCTGGACGAACTCGGCAAAGCGCTGGTCAACGCGGACGCGGCGGGCGATGCAGACGCTGCACGCGCTCTGGCAGGCGAGATCACGAGGCTGCGCCAATCGGCGCCCCAAGCTGCTCCGGCGCTCCCTGTGGCGGCGACTGCTGAGCCCGTTCAGGCTTATGATGCGATGGGCATGCCGACCGGTGCTGCGGCGGCTGCGCCAGTTCAGGCTGGCATGTCCTACGGCGACCAGATGTCCCGCGTGGGCTCGGCGCTTGACAAGGGCGTGCGCCTAGCCGCCAACGGGGCCACTTTCGGGCTTGCGGACAAGTTCGCGGGCGGCATGGATGCACTAACCGGCCGGGCACCTTCCTACGACGCCGGCGTGAAAGCACAGCGCGCGGAAACGCAGGCGGTACGCGATGCCAACCCGGTTGCTGCCGGCGCTGCTGAGGCCGCTGGCGGGCTGCTGACGGGTACGGGGCTGGTTAGAGGCGGCGTTACGTTGGCTGGCCGGGGCGTAGGGATGCTCCCCCGCGTGCTCGGCTATGGCGTCGAGGGTGGGGCGTACGGTGCAGCCCATGGCGCCGGCAACACCTATTCTGACCGGATCAGGGACTATGTTGAGGCGGCCAAGAATGGCGGCACGACTGGCGCCCTTATCGGAGGTGGGCTCCCTCTCGTGGGCTCTGCTGCGGGTGGCTTCTATCGCACTGGGGCCGCCTTCCTTGGTCCCCGCGTCGAGGGCGCCAGTCGCGGAGCCTCTGCCATGCTGCGCGCCGCTGCACAAGCGGACGAGGCGGGCTTGCGGGCGCTGCCAGGCATGGGGCCTGAGGCGATGCTGGTTGATGCCGGCCCGGCCATGAAGGGTCTCGGACAGGGCGCGGCGACCAGTACGGGCGAGGGTGCCCGATTGGGTACTACGCTGAAAGCGCGCGATGATGGGACGGTGCGCCGACTGGAGGCCGCCCTGGACGACACCATTGGCCGCGCGCCAACTCCGTCGAGGGTCGAGGCTCAACTGTCAGGCGACCGGGCATTTATGGGGCAGGAATACGAGCCTCTTATGCAAAACGCGCGGGCGGTTAATACGCAGGGGCTTGCCGATCATCTCGATACCCTTGCCATCAACCTGCGCGGCCCCGCACAGCGGGCGGTGAGACAGGTTCGGGAAATGCTCGACATCCCCGGCAATCCTGGTCATCTCGACCCCCATCCCAGAGCGTTGCTCAGTACAAGAGATGCGATCGACGGGTTGTTCGAGGGCGAAGTCAACCCGCAAGTGATCCGCCGACTGACGGAGGCTAGGCAAGCAGTCGATGCTGAACTCGCGCGAGCAGTTCCGGGTATCAAGGCAGTAGATGCTCCCATCGCTGAATTGCACCGGCAATCCTCTGGGTTGCAGCGCGGATCGCAGGTTCTGGACAGCGGCAAGACCGCTATCCGTCCGGTTGAACTAGTCGATGAAATGGCACAAGGTGCGCTCCCGCAAGGCGAAATGATCGGCCCATCCGCTGCGTCGCATCGTCTTCGGCAAGGTACCCGCGCCGAACTGGACCGACTTGTCGGCACCCACGCCAACGATCTGAACACACTTGAGCGCACAATCGGCACGCCGCAGGATTATAACAGCCAGAAGCTTGGGACGATCTTTGGGGAAGGGCCTCGCGATCGCATCGTTAAGGCGCTGATGGATAACCGGACGTTCCGGCAGAGTTATCAAGACATCGTTCAGGGCTCGCAGACCGCAAAGCGAACCGAGGCAGCGGCCGCGATGCGCGGCGCGGAAGGCGGCAACGTCCCGCATGACGTGACGCTGACGGGTGTGGGCCTGAAGGCCCTCAACATGGTGGCCAAGGCCATCTCTGGCGCCAGCAATGCGCGCACGAAAGACGAGATCGGGAATATTCTCGCTTCGCAGGGGCCTGCCGCTCAGCGCGTAGCACGGGCTTTGCTGGAATCGGCACAGAAGACCGGCGAGAACTCGCGCGCGATCAATCGTGTTCTATCGTCACCCTATTGGATTTCCGCAACCGCGCCTGTCGCAGATCGTAAATCCACGCGATGAGGCAGAGGGCAGGGAAGCCGATCAGGAACGCTAGATCCTTGTCGCCAACGAAGTCCTGCCATCGGGCGACGAGAAACGCGACAAACGAGCCTAGGGCGAGCATCGCGAGCCACTGAATAAGTCCGGTCATCCGGGCAGACTACCGCAAACCTATTGACCTTCCAAGGCTCCCATCGGGGGCCTTTTTCTGTTGGAGGACACGACCATTCCGAGCGATAGCAACGGTATTTACAGCCTCCCGGCCGGATATCTCGCCGTCACAGGTGAAGTGATCCAGGCATCACAGCACAATCCCCCGCTGGAAGACCTCGGGTCATCCATGTCGCAACGGCTGATGAGGTCTGGCGCGGCCCCCATGACCGGGCCGCTCAAGGCCGTTGACGGCTCTACAGGATCGCCTGCGGTCCAGTTCAGCAATGCTGCATCAACTGGCTTTTACAAATCAGCAAATGGCATTGGCGTTTCAATCGGCGGCACTAAGGTGGCCGAGTTCGGGCCCGGCGGCATCGCGTCCGGCGCGCGCTGGATTGGTGAACTGATCCCGTTCTCCGGGCGGTTCGCGCCGGCGCTGACCGTCTTGCCTTTTGGGCAAACCCTGTCACGCACGACATACCCCGATCTATGGGAGTTTGCCCAAGCTGAAATAGCTGGCGGGAATATCTTCTATAACAACGGCGACGGAGCAACCACGTTTGGCATCGGTGACATGCGCGGCCGCGTTGTCGCAGCCAAAGATAACATGGGCGGCACGCCCGCTGGGGTTCTTACCGGCGTTACTTTCACAACCGGCAATGGAACAGTAGAGGGGTCACGGGGCGGTGCCTCCACGCATACGCTTATCGCTGCACAACTTCCGGCGATTTCCTCAAACGTCTCTGTCAACGTTAGCGGCTCGATTTCAGGCTCCACGGATTCGGTCATGAAGCCGGGTGCCTCCGGTCTTGGCGTAACAGGCAGTTCCGGGTTTCAAACCAACCTGGGGGGCGCCGCAACTGTGTCTGGCAGCTTTAGCGGCTCCGGCTCCGGCGTAGCCAACTCGAACAACACGGGTGGTGGCGCCCACAACAACACTCAACCAACGATGATCTGCAATTACCTTCTCTTTGCGGGGGCCTGATAGATGGCAAATAAACGTATTAAAGACCTCCCAGAGGCGACATCCGCAACCGAAGGCGATAGGATCGCGATCGACGGAGCTACGACGCGCAGCATCACCATTGATAATTTATTCACCTCGACTGGTTTTGATGCTCTCGCTCCCACCACGACGCGCGGCGACATCATCTACCGCAACGCCACGACTAACGCGCGCCTTCCGGCTGGGACGGCAGGCTATCTGCTCCAGACCAACGGGGCTGGAGCGGACCCGTCATATGCTGGGTTTCTGCAAGCCGGCACAAGTGCCGCAACCCGCACATGGCAGGACAAGGCCCGCGAGAGACTCAGCGTCAAGGACTTCGGCGCGGTTGGCGATGGCGTGGCAAACGACACGGTGGCAATTCAGGCGGCGGAAACCTATCGCGCCTCGGTCGGTGGCGTTCTCGTGTTCCCTCCGGGCGCATACTTGTCCGGCGGGACCACGATCAATAGGGCTAACGGAGGCGGTTGGCGAGGGACCGGCGCGAAGTTGCTCGCCAATGCGAACGCCGTGACGTTTGCAACACTCAGCGGTGCGGTTACCGGTTCGACTGCAAAACCATTCACTATTGACGGACTTTCGTTCGACGGCAACGGCAAGACAACCGTTGCCGCTGTTTTTGAAGCCGCGCCATACCTGACGACGTTGACTAATCTCACCATTATCAATGTACAATACGCCTGCGTGTTCCAGCGCGGGCGCGGCGTTACGATTTCCAATATCAATCAATATGGCAGCGGCAGTTGGTTGTTTTCGGGGGTTGGCACCGGGACGAATGACAGAATTTTCGAAGTCAACATTTCGAATGTCGTCCACGAAAGCCTCGGCGCGGCCAACTGGACTGCCGCGCAGCAGTGGTTCAGTTTCTATCGTGCCATTGGCGTGAACATGACCAACGTCATCACTTCGTCGCTCGATGGCGGCCCGATTGGCGTTGACATTGTAGGCGCCTGCGAAGGCGTATTCATTTCGAACAGTATCTTCGTTTGGCCGACGATTGGTATCAAGCTTGAATTGGGACCGGACGGCGTAAACCCGGCATATGTTTATCTGTCAAATGTCGGTCTAGACCAACCTAGCGTATCTGGTTTTGACAGCACCGGTCTCGCTGTGCGGCTGACGAATGTCAATGTTACGTTTGGCGACGCACGCACCAATTCTGGAGACGGCATAAGGATACGCGCGGGCTCTGGCGACGTTAAAATGACCGGCTTGCGAATCCTGAACATGTACAAATCCGGGCTCGTGATCGAGAACGGGGCTGTCGATGTCGTGGTCTCCAACTCGCAAATCACCACCAACAACCAAGTGGCCGGAGCTTTCTTCGACGTTGACCTTGGCGCTTCGCCTTACACCAGCGTTCTTCTGACTGGTAGAAACACCGTCGGCACCACGAACGCGACCGGTCAGCGCGTCGTCAACGGCGTGACATCAAAGGAAGTCTCGCGAAACACCGGCTCAGTCGGAACTATTGCCAACACCACGCAGACGACCTTGATGTCGTACACGATTCCGGCCAACACGCTGCAACCTGGGCAGAAGGTAAAGGTGCGGGCCTACGGAACCACAGGCGCAACCGCCAACTCCAAAACGATTGAACTGTTTTTTGGCAGTCAGCAAATCGCGGTTCACCTCGGCGCCTTTAGCGGTCTAGCGTGGAATATGTTTGGCGAAGTCTTGATCACGGGGGTATCGACACAGGAATGGAACGGGCAAGCGATTGTTAACGGCGTCCTTTCGACCTCAACACAAGGCGTGTCAAGCATTGCCGGCACGTCGAGCATCAATGTTCTCATGACTGGCACCAACGGGACGGCGGTAGCCAACGACATCGTTTGCAACGGCTTCACCGTGGAAATTCTGGACTAGATGAGTTCAGCCGGAGACTGGCAAGCGAGATGCTGCGCGAACCCATCCGGATGCCGGGAATCTCGACAAATCGTCGGATAATCATTGACATCAATGCCGTGAGGACGACGACGGCGATCGAAAGGCCAAGCCATGCCGTGAACGACTTTGTTCCGGCTAACGTTATGAACCGCTCGATCAGGATGATTGAGAGGAAATGCATCAAATAGAATGGATAGCTGATATCGCCGAGGAACTTGACCGGAGATGATGATAAAACTCGCGCGCTGTGGGTTGCGACATAGCCGACGATAAAAAACGCGCCGATCATTTGAGTGAGGCGC